CACCGGAAATTGCACAACCCAAGCGTAAAAGAGGACGCCCGCCCGGAAAGGCCACAAAAAAGCCCGTAAAACGAATTAAAAACAAAAAATGATAAATTACCCGTGGAAGAATTAAAATGCCCGCAAATCGAAAATTTGCAAAAAATAACGCCGGAACAGGCGGCCGAATATGTCCGGTTTGTGGCGACGATGCGCCACAACCAAAATCGTTGGTTCCGGTTGCGTAATATTGACGCGTTGCACATTGCGCAACAGATGGAAAAGGAATTGGACGCATTGAACGCCCATTTGTTGGACCCAACACCAAGGTTGTTTTGATATGAGCAAAAAGAAACACGGCGTGAAATATAACATTCGGACGTGTTCGCAAACTATTTGCCCGAATATGGCAACGAAAAGAGGGTACAAAATTAACCCGTTTGCCAACGGATATAAGGATATGTCCGTACAACAATTTGTGGCAAAGGAAACGTCCGAAAAATACCGACGAATAAAGAAATGAAAGAGTTAAAGCCGTTGACCGTTCCTTTGTTGGCCGTCCATCATTACGGCGCGGAACACCAAAAGCGAAAGGCCATTGAAGAAATGGGGGAATTGATAACCGAATTGGAACGGGAACAGGATGGCCGGACAACCCCGGAAAAAGTTATTACCGAAATTGCCGACGTCCATTTGATGATTCGCCAATTGATGATTATTTACGGGTTGGATGCCTGTATGAAAGAGTATGACCGGAAACAACGCCGGTTGTTGCGCCGGATGGATAAGGAAACCGGCGGCGATTACACAAAGAACAATGACGATGGAAACAAAGGTTGACGCCCACATTGTCCGGGACCCGAACGGCATTTGCCGTATAATGGTAAAGCGGGCCAAATACAAACATTGGTTCGAATTGGGCCGCCACGCCGCCACGGACGCCGCGTTTGAACAGGCATTGGCCGCCGGTTCCGTCTGTTGGAATCCCGGGATTGTGGACCGGTCCAAACTTTTTTGAAAAAATTTGTGTGTTTCTTTTGGTAATTAAAAAAATATCCTTACATTTGTACCCGGAACGATGATTGTTCCGACGGCCCGGGCCGGTTCCCGGAAACAGTAAATGGAATGACAATGAAAACGAAAATGCCGCTTTACCTGTTGGATTTCGGAATGGAATTTAAGATTAAATCCGACGTTTATACGCTTGTTGGCACGTCCGCAAACGGAATGTACGAAGCCCGTGACAAGTTTGGCCTTATCGTTGAATTTCGACCCAACGTTGCCGTTTGGGTATAACATACGGAATTGCGCCGTGGTGTAATGGTAACACCCAAGTTTTTGGCACTTGTATTCCCCGTTCGAATCGGGGCGGCGCAACAAACAATTGGTGTATAGGAACCACCCGTGTTGGGTGCGCAACCAAGCGGGCCGCTATTGCCAATTGTAAAATACCCCCGTGGCGTAATGGTAGCCGCGACGGACTCAAAATCCGTTCCCATTCCGGGGTGCCGGTTCGATTCCGGCCGGGGGTACAAAAGTTTGATTTCGTGGCGCAATTGGTAGCGCACCGGGCTTTTAACCCGGGTGTTGCGGGTTCGATTCCCGCCGGAATCACAAACGGACCGGGCCGATTCCCGGGAAAGTATAACACTTAATTTTGCGATACGATGTACATTAAAAAGTTGGAATTACTGAATTTCCAAGTTATTGAGAAATTCGACGCCGAATTTAACGGCAATGTCTATTTCGTGACCGGCGACAACGAATTGGGTAAATCCACGTTGTTAAAGGCCATTGGCGTTTTGTTGACCGGCGAACGCGACGACGTGTTGCGTAACGGCGCGTCCAAGGGGTTTGCCAAAATGGTTGTTGGGGACGATGGCGAAGAATTTGACGTTTCGTTGTCATTCACGGAAAACAACCCCCGTGGAACTTTGACCATCAAACAGAAATCAACCGGGATGGCGACCAACAACGTTTCGATGTTGCAACGCATATTCGGATACCAAGATTTCGACGCCGTGGAATTTTCCCGTTGGTCCGAAACCGCCGATGGCCGCCGCAAGCAAATCGCCGTTGTTAAATCCCTGTTGGCCCCGGCCGTCCGTGAACGCATCGAAGCAATTGACGTTGAGGTTTCCGGACTGAAAACCGAACGCACCGGCGTAAACCGTGACGTCAAGACGTTCGACACGCTGATTGCACAAATTACCGGCCGGATGGAACCGGGCGACATTGAGAAATACGCCACGCCCATTGACGTTACCGGGTTGATGGAACAACAGTCAACCAACGCAAAGTTGATTGAAAAGGCCAAGACGGTCCGCGCAATGTTGGCACAACGCACGGAACAGTTGGCCGCCATTCCCGGACGCATTGAAGCGGAAAAGACCAAGGCGGACGAAACCCGCAAGGTTTACGCCGATAAGGTTGCGGCCGCGAAAGCCGCATACGAACAGGCCGTGGCCGAACAGGCGGGCGCGATAACCAAGATTGATTCCGTGTTGAAAGAAAATATTACGGCCATTGAAGCGGAAAAGGCCGATTTGGAAACCCGCAAGGCGAACGCCGAACAATGGTTGGCCAAATACGAACAGAACAACCCGGAAAAAACCAACGTTCCGGAACTGTTGGCCAAAGCGGAAGCCCACAACAAAAAGTATTCGTTGGTTGAGCAATACAAAGAAAAGAAACACCAATTTGACGACGTAAAGGCCAAGGCCGAACAGATGGACGCCCGCATTGATGCGTTGGCCAAGGAACGCGCCGAACTGATTGCCACGGCCAAATTACCCATTGATGGTTTGACGTTCACGGACGACGGGTTGGAACTGAATGGCGTTCCGTTCGTCCCGGGCAAAGTTTCCGATTCCCAAATTATGGAAATTGCCGCCAAACTTGTTATCGCATCCAACCCGACCGTTAAGGTGTTCCGAATTGCCCGTGGCGAATCGCTTGGTGCAAAGAGGTTGGCAACCATCATTGACATTGCCAAACGCAACGGATTCCAAGGATTCATCGAACAGGTCCAACGCGGCCAAACCGAAATGTTGGTTGAAGAATACACGGAACGTTAACATAAACACGAATAAATATTGATACGGTCGTTTCGATAAGGTTCTAACAATACCAACATCAACCCGGGGTTGTGGGTTGGGACAATCCCGGGTTATTGATACAAAGGACAATGAAAAAGGAAACATTACAAAAGATTCGTTCTTGCAAGGCGTTACAGGGTAAAACCATTTTCGACGTCGTGGCGTTGCCGCGATTCTTGGAAAACTTGGCCGCGTATTGGACCGAACAAAAGGAAACCCGGAAAACGGCCATTGCATCATACCAAGCGATGCACAAATTGGGCGGTCCCAAGGGTTACAAATTACCGGCCCACGTCATTGACAAATTGGTTGATTTGTCCGTTGAGGATTTGGCCGTGGAATATGCAAAGGTCGTGGCCGGTGGTTCAACCCGGAATCCGGCCGAACGCAAATACATTCGCCAAATCGGCCAACAGGCGTACAATTTGACCGTGGCCCAATACGTGGTTGAAGAATACCCGGAATTGGAACCCGAATTGTTCCCCAAGAAATCAAACGCCAATTAACGATGAAAACGCAAAAAATAAGCGAATCCGGATTGATTGGGACCGATGGCCGGTTGCGTATTCCGATGGACCGTGTAAACGCTTGGTGCGCGGAACACAAAGGCGAACGCGTGGTTATCCGTTTTGAAGCGGCCGCGCCGGGTTCAAGTGAATTGCAATTGGCATATTATTTCAATTACATTGTCCCGACCATCCAAACGGCCCTTTTGGAAACCGGCGAGCGCAAGACCGAAAAACAGGTTGATTTGTGGTTGCGCCAACAATGCGGGTCGTGTTATAACGATTATGGCGGATTGTTGGAAGCCCGGCAAATATCCAAACCCGACTTTTCCGATTTCTTGGAATGGTTGAAACAATTTGCCGCCGAAAACCTTTCCGTTTACATTGAGGACCCAAGGACCATTTAACACAAAACCAAATGCGAAAGATTAACGAAAACGATTACGTGGATTTCACGATTGCCGCCAACGGATGGACATTGACGGTTTCCACATTCAAGAACGCATTGCGCGAATGGAACAACATTGCCGGTTCCGGATGTACGTTGTACGGTAACAGGCCCAACGGAACCCGCGCCATCATTGATTCAAAGTAACACAAAATAGCGATACGATATGACAATTGACGATGTATTATTTTTTGACACAGAAACGACCGGGATTCCGGAACGTTCGTGGAATTGGGACACGGATTTTGAACAATACCCGCACGTTGTCCAAATTGCGTGGTTACACGGGTGCAAGGTTGAAACGCACATAATCCGCCCGGATGGGTGGGAAATCCCGCAAGAAACCGTTGACGTCCACGGCATAACCACGGAATACGCATTGGAACACGGGGAACCGTTCGCGTCTGTTGTGGATATGTTCATACAGGATTGCCACGACGCCGGATTGATTTGCGGCCACAACATCCATTTCGACACGTCCATAATCAAAGCGAATATCTTGCGGGAACTTGGACGGGCATATTACGACGTCAACGATGTGGAAAACGCTTTGTACAAAGGAAAGAGAATTGACACGATGCGCCCGACTATGAAATGGGTTGACGCCCGAATGGCCAACGGCCGTTTGAAATTCCCGAATCTTTCCGAACTGTATTCCCGTTGTTTCCCCGGCGAAACATTCCCGGCGCACGATGCGTTGGAAGATGTAAAGGCCGTTGCCAAGTGTTTGCCGGTTATCTTGGAATTGGGGTTGGTTGAACTGAAAGTGAAAGAATACCCGGATGAACAGGCCAAGCCGACGCCGGAACAATTGACAAATGCCGCCAAGATTGCGGCGGAAGCGGCAACCAAATTTGCCGCCGCGCAACCGGTCCCGACGTACCCGTTGGGCGGCATTGTCCCGGAAAAGCCCGGAAACGGCCCAAATTTCGACGATAAAACCGGAAACGATAAATTACCCATCTTTGCGGCGAAAGGCCCGGAAATCGAAAATTCGGCAAAAATAACGGGATTTATCGCCGAACTGTTGGACGCAAACGAATTTTGATATGGATAACGAAAAAGAATTTACCCCGCTTTGCAATGCGGACGAAATCGCCAAATTCAAGACGTTTTTGGCAACAACAATTGAGGATTTCCGAAAGGCGGTTGGCGCACGAAACGTTGAAATCATTGCGTCCGTTATGGAATCTAAAAACAAATGCGATTTAACGATAAGGTTCTAATATGAGCAAAGAACAAAAACAGGAACAAACCATTTCGTTCCACAACACGCCAAGTTTTTATCTTGAATACACCAAGAATTGGTTGGCGCATCAACGCAAGGCCAAGGCAAACCCGGCCGAACTTGCAATTGTTGAGGATTTACACAAATTGGTTGAAATCGCCGTTGGCGTATTAAACCCCGTTCCGGCGGAACCGGAAAACGAACAAAAATAAATACGATGGAACAAAAGACCATTCCGACCGAAAAGAATTACAATCTTTCCAAGGTCAAGTTGAACCCCAACGGCGGGTTGCAAGCCGATTACCAAGTGACGGAAACCGTGGGCGGCGAACCGTCCGTGACTGATTACCACGCAAACGTTTCGCGTGACATACACCCGGATTTGCGCGGACTGTTTGAGGATTTGCGCCCGATTGTGGGCCGCGTGTTCAACATTACGTCATTTTTGACGTTCTTGGATTCCGACGAAATGAAATTGCCCGAATCCAAAAAGATGTTGGCCCGTGCATTTGCCGATGAACTGATTGCAAAAATTGACGTTCGCGGCGTGTCTTGGTCCGGAACCGACGACAACACCGGCGTTGTCATTACCGCCGTGTTCGAAACCCCCAACGGCCTAAAAACGTGCATCAATACCCCGCGTATTAAGATGGCCACAATTTCGTTCGGGTTTGAAGAAGAATTGGAAAAGATTGTGGATGCAATCAAAACAGAGGTTTACCAATTTTTGTTCAACGGGAAACAGGCCCAATTATCATTGTTCGGCGACAACGGCGAACAGGCCCCGGCCGGGGAATCCGGAACGGCCGCCAATGACGGAACCGGCGACGATATGCCCGAAATGTAATGATGGAACCGATTGTAATTGATACCCGGGAATTGTACGATTACGCCCGCCAACGTGGATACGAACCGTTGATTGACCGCCGGTTTGCGGTTGAAATCAATTTGCGGGTATCAATACAACGGGAATTGTTCGGAACAGGCCATACCCCGGCCGAAAACGAACGATTTTACCGGTTTTGTTGGGACCATTACCCGCATATATGTTCGGAAACGATGCGGCCTTTGCGCCAATATTCGGCCACGTACATTTCGCACATAATGACACGCGGGGCACACCCGGAAATGGCACACGACCCGCGAAACGTCAACATCCTTTGTTTCGAAATGCACAACCGTTGGGAAAATGGCGACCGCGAAAATATGCGGATATACCGGCAAAACCTGTTGACCATCGAACAGTTAAAAAGCGAATACAAAAATGCAAAGTAAGGCGGAAATTTACCCGGAACCGGACAAAACGTTTGCGTTTGACAACGGCCGCGTTATTAAGATTTGCGAAACCCGGGACGATGTTGGCGCGGAATTGGAACCGATGTTGTGGCCTTTGATTGAACCGGCGTTGAAAGCAAAGAAACCGATAACAATAACAATTCAGTATGGAACCGATTAAATTTGACGGCGTAAACGTCGTTTTTGGGGCGGAACAACCGGAATACCAACCGTTGCCCGCCGAACGTGTGGGAATGCCACAAACGGGCCAAATAAACACCTGTTGGGCGTTGTCCCCGGATGAATTGAAACGCGTACAGGAAACCGGCGTTATTTTCGTATCTTTGTTGACGTTTGGACAACCATTGCAACCCGTGTTGGTTTCCGTGGATAAACCCGAACCATACGACCCGGAATGAAAGATTACAACGAATTGGTGCGCCGGTCAATCCGCAAGGATTTTGCCAAAGCCAATTTCAAGCGGAACGGCCGCGCACCGAAAACGCCGCATCCCAAGAACACCAAACGGGTGTTGGCCATAAATGAACAATGCGAATATTACCGGTTCCGGAAATACTTTGTTGGCCGGTTGGTTCGGATTGTTGACCAAGGGATTTCCGGGGTATGGGTTGAGTTTGTAAGAGAGGGCGACCGGGAAAATTTGAACAATGCCGCCGGATGGACTGATTACAAACGCCGGTATTTGTTACAGGGTGCAAAGTTTGACGATTAAAGAAAAATAAAATGAATCTTGTTTTACTAAAAGGAAATGTCGGGCAAGACCCGACCATTACAAATTTCCCAAACGGCGGAAAGGTTGCGCAATTTTCATTTGCGACAACAGAACCCGGATTTACTAAAAATGACGGCACAAAGGTTGAACCGGAAACGTCTTGGCACAATGTCGTTGTTAAGCGGACCGGGCTTGCGGGCGTTTGTGAACAATACGTGAAAAAGGGAACCCCGCTTTTGTTGCGCGGCAAAGTAAAGACCCGTTCATACCAAGATAACGCCGGACAAACCCGTTACATTACGGAAATCATTGTTGACGAAATGGAATTGTTGGGCGGCAAAAAGCCCGAACAGGCCCCGGCCCCGACCCCGGATTACACGCCCGGCGGCGGATATAACCCCAACGACGATATGCCGGTATAAATTGAACGGTTATGCAAATAGACAAAAAGGATTACAACCCGGACCAACACGACGTGTTCAAGGCGTTAACGGTAAAACAACCGTATGCGGATTTGTTGACGCGTGTTGTGTTCCGGGATGAATCCGGGGAATACCACGCGGAAAAAACGATTGAGGTACGAACCCGGAACATATCGTATCGCGGCGACTTGTTAATATGTTCATCGGCGAAACCGAACAATTTGCCCGGCCGGATGGCGGGCGTTACGTGTGGGTTTGTCGAATTGTATGACACAAAGCCCGTCGAACAATTCACGGCCGACGATTGGGCCGCAACTTGCATCCCGGAAAAAGACCGCCCGCGCAAGGGTTACGGATGGTTGATGCGGAACCCGCGCCGGGTTGTGGAAATGCCTATTAAGGGCCAATTGGGGTTGTATAACATCATTGTCCCGAAAGATGATATTACAGAATACCCGCGCAACGTGGCATTGGGTCCCGATGGGTGGGATATTGTACAAAAGAAAATCAATTTGAAATGATACACAAAACCGTTTTGTTGCCTGTTGAAAAGGCGGTTAAAATCCAAAATACGGCCAAGGACTTTAATTGTGCCGTCTTGAATATTGCCGTGGCCGGTCAAGATACCGCCCGCGTTTCCGTTTCCGGGGACGACGACGATATGAAAGCGTTGTTTGAATCAATTGGCGAAACCGTGGAATAATATGGAACAAGAATATTGGAAAACCAAGTTGAACGCGTTTGACGCGCAATTGTGTAATATGGTCGAATCGTTGACCGGGGTTGAATGTGAACCCAAGAACGGCGGCGACCATTACTTTATCGAACCATCATACAAGAACCACAACGACCCGCAATTTATTATGGCGTTGTGGGATGCAATAGAGGGCCGCGCCGGGGAAAGACTGATGGAAATTCACGACGACCCGGAACGTGAATGTTTGTGGGTTCGAATCCGTTTTTATTCCGAACCGTGCAAGGATGCGGCGTTTATTCCCAAGGTCGAACCGGAAACAAAATGTTGCATTTGCGGAAAGGCCGTTGAACTTGACGAAAATGGCAATGAGGACGACGCCGGAAACATTTGGTGCGACGACTGTTTGAATGAATTTCAAGAACGGGCCGGATTGCTGATTGAACAGATGAAACAGGAAAAAGGAACCCGGAAATGAACCACGAACAATTACCGTTGGCAATGTCGGAATCCTTTTGGGCCAATTCCCATTTGTCCATTGCCCGATATACCGGACGCATCCATTTGGGGAAATACGATTATGTCATTTGTAACAAAGACGGCAAAGACATTTTCGAATGTTCCCGGGATGCGGAAAAGGCCGGACGCGAAAAAGCGATTGAACCCGGGGAACCGTGCGATTTGGTCCGTACCGACGTTTTACCGATTTACCGGAAATTGGGCCGGGATGGATTCTTGAAATTCTGTAAAGCAAACCCGGATTGTTGGACGTTGAAACAAGTAAAGGAACGATTGAAGCAATGGCAACAGATTTGACCAAATTAAAATGCGGAGATTGTTGTAAATGCGACAATTTGGGTTGGGGCCAACACTTTTGCGATGAAACAGGATTGCCAATTGGCGCGGACCAACCCGCGTGTATTTCAATATTGCCGAAATTATCCGCCCGGAAACGCCGGGAATGTATGGACAAACCCCGGACGCATTGACGCCCGGGATTCGTCGTATTTTGAAATTTCACTAACTTTGCAAAAACAATTGAGTTATGGCAAAAGATAAAGAGAAAATCGAACAGGCCGAACCCAAGAAAAAAGGCCGGAAACCACAATGGACCGATACCAAAGTGGAAATTATGTGCAAGGCCATTGCCGCCGGGAAATCGTACAAAGATGCGTTTACGGCCGCAAGGGTTGGCAAAACGGCCTTTTATTCCCATTTGGCGAACGACGCGGATTTTGCGGACCGGGTTAAAAAGGCCGAACAGGATTACCAACAATGGTATGATTCCCAATTGGTCGTTGATTGTAAACGTTCGTTGATTGAGTTGGTAAACGGGTACGAATGGGACGAAACCACGACCGAACACGCATTGAATAAAGCGGGAAAAATGGTTGAGGTCAAAAAAAAGGTTGTCCACAAAAAGGCGGCCCCGAATCCAACGGCCATTATCTTTGCGTTATGCAACAGGGACCCGGAACATTGGCAAAACCGTGTTAATAACGAATTGTCCGGAAAGATTGAAACCGAAACCAAATCGAATATATCATTGGCCAACGTCCCGGATGATTTGTTGGCAAAGGTTATTGACGCAATCAACGGGAAATAATGGCCGCGATTATTCATAAAAACAATTGGCGTTGGGGCCGTGGCGACATAATTGTAATTGCCGATGGCCGGGGTTTATGTACTGTTTCCGTTGAGGATGAAAACCCGGCCGTTGCGCATTTGTCCGGTGTTAGTGTGTGTGAATCGTCGCGCCGTATGGGATTGGGTAATGAATTGTTGGAATTATCCAAGCAACACGCCCGGGAAATGGGTGCAAAAATGTTGTGTTTGTGGGCCGACCCGGAACAATGGGTTGTTGATTGGTACAAACGCCACGGATTCACGCAACAATGCGTGTATGACGATGGTATGATTGGTTTAACGTTTGATTTGGAATAATGGACGTTGATACAATGCAAATAACCCGGGCGTTATCGGAACACCCGGAATTGTTTTTACAAGAGGGCGCACGGCGCAACCTGTTGTGGTTCGCCGAATATATGGACCCGAACTTTCAACCAACGCCATTTCACGTTGCATATTACCGGGTGTTGGATATGTTCGCCAAACGCAAGATTCGCAAACTAATCATACAGGCCCCGCCGCAACACGGCAAATCCCAAGGTTCAAGCCGGTTTTTGCCCGCCGATATGTTGGGAAGTTTCCCGGACTTGAAATTTTGCATTTGTTCGTATGCCGCAACCATTGCCAAGGATTTCAACCGGGATGTGCAACGTTTGATTGATTCAGATAAATACCGGGCCATTTTCCCGGATACGCAATTGAACGGTTCCAACGTTGTAACGGTTGCCAACAATTACTTGCGAAATTCGGACGTGTTCGAAATCGTCGGGCATACCGGTTCGTTGCGCGTCGTTGGCCGTGGCGGTTCGTTGACGTCCAAGACCGTGGACGTAATGATATACGATGATTTGTACAAAGATTCCGCCGAAGCCAATTCCCCGATAATCCGGACGGCCGCGTGGGAATGGTTCACGAAAGTTGCACAAACCCGTTTGCATAATGATTCCCAACAATTGGTTGTGTTTACCCGTTGGCACCCGGAAGATATTATTGGAAAAATCATTGAAACGGAAAAGGTCGTATTTGCGGAAAAATGGTCCGATTTCGACAACATCCCGTCGGGTGCGTGGGTATTGGTCAACTTTGAAGCAATCAAAACAGGACAACCAACGGAAATTGACCAACGCGAAGCCGGGCAACCATTGTGGGCACAACGCCATTCGTTGGAACGTCTGTTGCAACAAAAGCAATTGGACCCGTTGGGTTTCCAATGTTTGTACCAAGGTAATCCCGGGGACGCCACGGCGTTTTTGTATCAACCGTTCAAAACGTGGGTTGATAAACAGGATTGGGGCCAATACGTCCGTTCCGGATGTTACGTTGATGTTGCCGATGAGGGCGACGACTTTTTGTTTGCGGCGTCTTATGACATATACCGGTCCGAAAACCAAATTTGGAATGAATCGAAACACCGGATGGAACCGTTGTTGTTTGCGCTGATAACTGATATTGAATACACGGATGAATCAACAGAGGTTACGACCGTGACCGTTCCCCGGTTGATAAATACTAACAACGTTCAAAAAGCGTGGATTGAATCGAATAGTGGCGGCGCACAATTCGAAAAGACCGTGAAAAAAAAGGTGCGGGCGTTGACCGTGCCGTTTTACCAAGGCGACAACAAGGAATCCCGGATTGTTACCAATGCGCCCTTTGTAAACCAACATATCATTATGCCGTTCGGGTGGGAAACGCGATACCCGAAAATGCACAAACATTTAACGGGATTTATGCGCCGGTTCGATGCAAACGAACACGACGACGACGCGGACGGATTGACCGGAATATATGAAAAAGAAATTGCCGATGGCAACACGCGGCCATACAACGCGGCCAACCGTGGCGTTCGCGTCCATTAAAGCCATTTCCGGGCGTTTTTAGCGCATCAAACTAAAAATCCAAGGAATTCACTTATTTTGTTTTCGAAGCGAAATAACGCGATTTTCAAGAAAAATAACTACATTTGCCGATGAAAGCGGCCAAGGGTAAGCCGTAAAACATCAACAATTAAACATTAAACCATTATGTCACTAATTTGTCAATGCCCGGCCGCCGCCGCAATCGCAACCATTCCCAACGTTGTTTGCCCGGAAAATTTCGGCCAAATTCAAAAAGTTGCGTTCCAACGCTTGCGTCAAGCCGACGGAACCGTAAACAAGTTTACCACCGCCGCGTCCATCCTGTTGAAAGCGTCTTGGACCGCATTGTTGGCCGCCGCCAACGGTTCCAAAATCGTGGTATCCCCGTACATCAATTCGCCCGCTGATTCCGGCGGCGACGCCCGTATGACGTCCGGCGGAAACGACGATTTGGGCGGTATCCCCCAAGTATTGGGCGGCAACCCCGTTCAATTTGATGGTTCCTTGCGTTCCATCCCGCAATCCGTCATTAAGACGATGAAAGAATTGCAATGCGAAGCCGCCGCCGGTAATCTTGGCGTTTTCCTGTTTGACGAAAACGGAAAGATTGAAGCCATAAAGGGCGAAACCGATGGCGACTTTATGCCGATTCCCATTCGTGCATTGTTCATCGGTTCCAAGATTCACGGGAATTTCGACGCCAAGGATTCCAACGCGATTTCGTGGCAATATCCCGACAACTATTCCGACGACTTGGCCATTGTTGTGCCAACCGACTTTAACCCGTTGACCGATTTGGTCCCCGCCGAATAGTTATGAACGCCAAGACAACCACGGTAACGTTGATGGCAAATGACGTTACCCGGGAATTTGAAATTTCCCACGCCGAACGGTTGTTGAGGATGCCGAACAATGGCGGATGGCATTTGCCGGAAAATTCAAAATTCGAATTTGTGAACAATGGGTTACGACGTCGCCAAGATAAAAGAAAAGATTGCGGAAAATAAGAGGTCCGCGACATTGAGCCGTGCGAAATTGCATCAAATGCGCATCAAATTTCACACGGTCAAACGCGTTACGTCTTTCAATGCACCGTACATTTCTTTGCCATTGACCCAATTTTTGGCAATGGTCGAAAATATCTTGCCGCACGACAAATTTGTTTTGTTCAAAGCACTATTCCGTTATCCCATCAAAACCAATGAGATAACGGATGTGTGCTTTGACAAACTTTCCCGTATATTCGACGGGCGCAACCCCGCGTTCAATTACCAATTCGTTAATTCGGCCCAACGGGACGATTGGGAACAATACAGATTAACCAAGTTGGACGAACCCAACGTATGGTCAACCAAAGGATGGGAATTTTTCAAATCCGAAATCAATTCCGTTCTAATCGTTGACGTACCCCGGGAACAGAAAACCGAATTGCCGGAACCGTATTTTTATTGGTTGCCGATTGACGACGTAATTACGTACAAAGCGGACCCCACAACGGGACAAATGGATTATATCGTTTTCCGCCGTCGTGACGAAATCGTTGTATTGGACGATGAAACATACCGTGTTTGGGACGACGAAAAGCACACCGGGACCATAAAAGGCGACCCGAAAGTTGAAGCCCCGCACGATTTGGGTTATTGCCCGGCGCGGTTCTTTTGGAATGAACCCATTTCGTTGGACGAACCGGACGTAAAGGCGTCCCCGTTGTCCGCCGTTCTTGAATCGTTGGATTGGTTCGAATTTTTCCACATTTCCAAGCGTCAATTGGATTTAATGGGCGCATATCCCATTTTGTCCGGTTACGAACAAAGTTGCGATTTTACCAACGCCGAAAACGGCGATTATTGCGACGGCGGTTTTTTGCGGGATAAACAAGGACATTACCGTTTGGATATGGCCGGATTACTGTTGCGTTGCCCGAAATGTGGCAACAAACGTATTATCGGGGCCGGGTCCTTTGTTGAAATTCCCGTACCGAACGCCGAAGAAAACCAACCCGATTTGCGGAACCCGGTTCAACTATTGACCGTTGACCGCAACGCGTTGGATTACAACGTTGGGGAACAAAAGCGGTTGCGCGAAGAAATCATTACGGCCGTTGTCGGTCAAGATGAAATCGTAACGAACCGGGATGCGTTCAACGAACAACAGGTAATGGCCAACTTTGAAAGCGTAACCACGGTTTTGAATCGTGTTAAAAAAGGATTTGAAGCCGCGCAACAATGGGTTGATGCAACCATTTGTCATTTGCGTTATGGTCGTTATTTCATTTCCGCAAACATCAATTACGGAACCGAATTTTACTTGTATTCCCCGGATGAATTGCGCAAGCGTTACAAAGCCGCCAAGGATGCGGGCGCGTCCGAATCCGAATTGGATATGATGCAACGCCAAATCATCGAAACGGAATACAGGAACGACCCGATGCAATTGCGCCGAATGTTGGTTTTGTCGGAACTTGAACCATTCCGGCATTTGTCCCGCCAAGAGGTTTCCGAACTGTTTGACAAAAAGTTGGTTTCCGAACAGGATTTGCGCATTAAATTAAACTTTCCTAATTTTGTACGCCGATTCGAACGTGAAAACACCAACATTTTGGATTTCGGCGAAGCGATACCGTACAAACGAAAGATTGAAATTATTACGGCCGAATTTCGGAAATATGCCGATGAACAGAAACCCGAACCGGCCAATGTTTAACTAAATACCGTAAAGACGTATGATTACAAAAGACGGGCGCGATACCCCGATTGAAAAGTTGACCGCCGAAAATTACATTGTCCCCAAGGGCGAAGAAAAGGATTACCACGCCGTTATTGAGGTCGTGCAATTCGACCAAAAGACCGGCAAACGTATTTCCCAACCCCGGGTACAAAAGTTTGGCAAAAAGATTTTCGAAGCCCACGTTTTGAACAGTTTGCGCAAACAGGGTTACACCGTTACCATTTTGCACGACCCGAACGTGTGGTTAAAGGAACAGGCCGCCAAGGCCGAACAGGCAAAGGCCGAAGCGGAAGCCGCCAAGGCCAAGGCCGAACAAGAAAAGTTTGACGCCGCCGTTGCGGCCGCCGTGGCCAAGGAACTTGCCAAGATGGACAAGAAACCGGGACGCCCCGCCAAGACTGAATCCGAAAAGTAATCGTCCCGGGCGAAACGAAAAGTAAAACGACATTAACCAAAAATTCAAAGGGAAAGAATTATGGCACTTACAACCGAATTATTGAACGCCAACGCCGCGTTGTCCGGCTTGACGGATGAACAGAAAACCGCGATTGTCGAAATGTCCAAGAACGACGAAACCGCCGTTATTGGTCAAAAGACCGGCGAAATTTACGGCGGGTTGGATGCGGACATTTTGGCCGCGTCCGGTATCGCCAAGAACGGGGCCGAAAAAACGTATGATTACGCCAAACGTGTTATTGGCGAAATCAAAGGCCAAGCGGGTAACGCCGCCGAATTGCAAACCAAGGTTTCCGAATTGGAAAAAGAGAAAACCCGTTTGGAATCGGTTATTGCCAAGGGCGGCGCGGATGCGGAAACCAAACGTGCATTGGAACAGGCCAAGGCCGATTTGGCAAACGTAACCAAGCAATACGGCGATTTGAAAACCGAATTTGACAATGCCAAGGCCGAACACGCCAAAGCAATGTTTATGACCAAGGTTGACGGCGAATTTGCCAAGGCAACCGCCGGAATCAAATTCAAGGCCGATTTGCCCGCGTCTGTTACGTCCGTTCTGTTACAACAGGCCGTCGAAAAGGTAAAGGGAATGAACCCCGAATACATTGACGACGGAAACGGCGGCAAAGTATTGGCGTTTATGGAAAACGGTACGCCGAAACGAAACCCGGAAAACAACTTGCGTCCGTTTACGGCCGCCGAACTTGTTACCGCCGAACTCAAAACGATGGGTGTTATTGAGGACGGCCGCAAACAAACCGGGGCCGGTTCCCAAGGCGGCCAAGGTGGAAACGGCGGCGGTTCCAAGACCGTGGATATTTCCGGGGCAACATCCCAAGACCAAGCCCACGAAATCATTGCAAAACAACTGATGGAACGCGGATTGGTCAACGGGTCCAAGGAATTTAACGACGCAATGGCGGCCGCGTGGAAAGAAAACCACGATGTGTTAAAGGCGTTGCCGATTCGTTAAACCAACAGAAACAACAACACCGGGTAAAGGGTCAATCCGGCAAAAAACATTAACAATTAAAACTTTTGCATTATGTCACTTGTAGCAACCCGTTTGCAAAATTGGCGTGTCGAAAATCCGGAATTTGACCGTAATATGGCCCGCCCGTTGGAATACGGCGCATTGGATTTCTTCATTGAGCAAACCAACGCCGCCAATTCCATCATCAACCCCAACTTGCGCGACCGTGCCTTTGAATCCATCGGCAACACCGTGCAAATCCCCGTTATCAATTACGATGGCGACGTGACCGTTTCCAACGTCCGTTCGTGCGTCATTGCCGACGACGAAAACACGTCCGCGTTGTACACCGTCAATTGGGTAACGTTGGCCGTTGGGTTCACGATGGTTCCCCAATTGTACAGGAACAACGAAATTTCCTACGAACACGACTTTGCCCGCAAGATGGAAAAGGTTTGCCGCGCCCTTGCAACCGCAATGGATGTACAGGCAATCGCCGCATTGGAAGCGAACAAAACCCAAGTGTTCAAGGATGCGTTGTATTACAACGTCGTTTCCAATTCCGTCCAAATCCCGTGGAACGCACGAATGGAATTTTTGGCCGATATGAACGCAATTATGAGGGCCAACGCATACCCCGAAATGTTGCACGTTATCGGCGGGGCCGGGTTCGATTCTTTGGTCCGCAAGATGGCCGAACACGACATTTACAACGACGTCAACAAGCGTTTGGAATACGACAACAAAGTGTTCCATTACACCAACAACATTGTGAACGGTTCCGGCGTGTTCGCAACCGGTTACATTGTGGCCGATGGCAACGTTGGCGTGTTGACCCGTGTTGACCGCGAAGCGTTGAGCCGCACCCGCGCCAATTTCCACGAATGGGACGTTGTACGTTTGCCGTACATTGATTTGCCCGTGGGTTCCCACTATTACACCGCCGTTGGCGACCAATCCACAATCGCCGGGGCCGCATCCGCCGATATGGTTTGCAACGTCAAAGAGTATTTCGGATTTTCCGTTGACGTGGCCTTTTTGGTTGCGTACAATTCCGACCCCACCACCGTTGCCAATCCCATCATCAAAGTTGAGGTTGCAACGCCCGGCACGGCCAATCCTTTTGCCGCGCCCGTTGAGGTCGTGAACGGCCAAACCAATCCGGTTTATACCCAAGCCGTACAGTAATACGGGAACGGACTAAAACCAACCATTAACGCGGGGACGGGTCACAACAACCCCGTCCCCTTTTTTCATTTTAGAACAGGAAAACAAAATGGTACGATTGCAAGACATACAAACGGCGTTGTTGCCTGTTGTCGGTTGGCAACAGGATTACAACCCACAAAACCAAATTGACGATGCGTTGTGCCAAAGTGAAAGCGGGTTGACGTTCCAAGGTGCGCACCCGCTTGTTACGTTGGCCAATGTCCGGGCGATTATGCCGGACGATTATTTGTACAAATACCCCCAATGGAAAAACGATGTGTCGTATAAGGCCGGGGCAAAGGTAAAGCACAACGGCGTTGTGTGGATTGCATTGGCCGACAACGCCGGTTCCGAACCGGCCGAAAACAATTCCGATTGGGAAACGTATAACAGTCTTTCCGACTTTGTGCGCCATTTGACCATTAACGGAATCAACACGGCGGTCCAACAATTCATCCAAGAAAAGCAATTGCAACAGGAAACCAAGAATTTATTGGAACGTCGCACGTTCTTTGACGGGGCCGCCCGATTGGCCGCCACGATTGACCCGACCGGAAAGATTGTCGGGTTTGAAATCGTCCCGGTCCGTTCGATGGGCGTTACCACGAAAATTGAACGAATCGGTTTGCAAATGGTTGGCGCGACCGGAAAGGTAAAGTTGTATTTGTTCCATTCGTCCCAAGTTGCGCCGATGCGCGAAATTGAATTGGAATTTACCAACACCAAAGGCGGGTTCCAATGGTTCACGCCGGACGAACCCATTTATTTGCCGTACATCCCGGGAACAGACGGGAACGGCAACGATTCCGGCGGCGCGTGGTTCCTTTGCTATAACCAAAACGATTTGCCCGCCGGGATGCAAGCGTTGAACGTTTCCAAGGATTGGTCCGTTGAACCGTGCCAAACGTGTCTTGGCGGTTCGATTGAATCTTGGCGGCAAATGACCAAGTATTTACAGGTTTCCCCGTTCGGGATTCACGCCCCGTTGGACTTTGCCGAATACCCGGAAATGTTCGATATTGGCCAAATCGGTTATACCAACACGATGAATTACGGAATGAACGTGGAAATATCGGTTGGTTGCGATTTAACCGATTTCATCATTTCCCAACGGCAAATATTCGCCACGGTCATACAAAAACAGGTTGCCGCCAACGTCTTGCGTACAATCGCAATGAATCCGGACGTTCGCGTGAACCGCAACCAAGTGAACGTCACACGTGACGAACTGTTGTATGAACTTGACGGCGCACCCACCGGCCGGGCGTCGGGGCTTGGTTACGAACTGAAACAGGCGTACCGGGCTTTGTCTTTGGATACCCGTGGATTGGACCGGATTTGTTTGCAATGCAACAACCACGGCGTCAAATATCGCACGGTATAGTTAATTTTGCAAGAAATGGCGTATAACGGGCGTTCCCGTTCGAAATGATAAATTACCCGTCTTTTGAACGAAACGCCCGGAAATCGCCGGAAAACGGCCAAAAACAGGATATGGGAATATTGAACGACTTGCGAACCCGCGTTGCGGGCGTTAATGATGGGTTACAGACCGGCGAATTGGTCCGTAACGTTGTCATTAAACACCCGGACGACATTTTGGATTTGCAAAAACAACAGTTGTTCGCCGGGTTGGCGTCCAATGGTCAAGACATACGCCCGTATTATTCCGAAGATTTGAAACCGTCGGGATATTTTTACACGGTTGAATCGGCCAAACGTTATTCCGCTTGGAAAGAATCGGGCATAAATTACCCGTATTCGGCCCAACGCAACCCGGATGCGCCCAACCTGTATATCAATGGCCGTTTTCACGACGAATTGGGCGTACAATTTGACGCGGACGCCGTTGGAATCGTCGGAACAACCGGGTATTCCAAAGGAATCATTGCAAAATACGGCGTTTCGACGTTCGGTTTAATGATGGCCAATTGGATGGTCGTATTTGTCGAACGTGGCGCATACAACGAATTGATGGAAGAATTAAGAACACGACTTTATGGCAACTAACAACGCACCCATAATCCAAAACCCGGTAATGTTGGACCGCATCATTGGCGAAATTCAAACCGGATTGGTAGAAAATATCCCGTGGTTGGACGTGGCGTTTGGCCGGTCCCAACGTCTTACAAAGATGTTGAACGGGAAACGCATAATTACCCCGAACGTGTATTGCGGCGGATGGAACGGCCACGGGCCGAATGATTATTTAGAGGTTTCCCCGGATTCCAAGATTGGCAATTTTTCATTCTTTGAAATTGAGGACCCCCAAACCATTGACGCCGGGCCGTGGGCGCGTGAAATCAAAGCCCCGTTCGGACTGATTGTTTGGTTTGACTTGACCCGGGTTTACAACGCCCCGGATAACCGCAACACGGAAAAGTTGAAAGCCGACATTTTGCGCGTCTTGAATGGCCGCGCCGGTTGGCATTTAAGCGACGGCCGTATTGCCATCAACCGCATATACGAACGTTGCGAAAACATTTACCGGGGTTATACGTTGACCGAAATTGACAACCAATTTTTAATGCACCCGTTCGCCGGGTTCCGGTTCGACGGGCTTTTGGAATTTGCCGAATTATGTGTGGAATAATCGAATTTGTATGTTGGGTTGCGGTCGTCGCATTGGCGGCCGCGTTCCTGTTGGCATTGGCCGCAAAATGGCAATGGTTGGAATGGTTACAGGTCCACGCGCCAAATGACTTTTTCGAACAACTGTTTAATTGCAAATTCTGTTGTTCGTGGTGGGTTTGCGTCATTATTTCGCTAACTTTGTGCGTGGCAATCGGTCATTGGATATTGTTGGCCGCGCCGATTTGTTCAACGCTGATAACCCGGGAATTATGGTAACGGCAAAGATTGGAAAACACACCGTGGAATTTTACGACACAATCGAAGAATTGCCGATTGTGCGTTTTCACAAATACCAAAAGTTATTGTTGATTGATGCGGGCATTGGTTCCGACATTGCCGCGTTTGACCAACACATTGAAAAAACACGCCGGTTCCTTATGGCCGGGAAACCCGAACAGGCACAACAGGAATTGGAAAATATGCGCCAATGCGTGTTTTTGATTCAATCGGGCGTCAATCCCAAACACCGTGCGTTCGCCGCGTTGGTAACAAAGATTGATGGCCAAGATTGCGCCGACATTGGGGACGATGCGTTGGCCGCCATTACGGAAAAGTTGAACGACGTTCCCGAAAGCGAATTGACCGCCCAATTGGAAGCGGTCAAAAAAAAAATTGACGGGGAATTAACATTGTATTTCCCGGCCCTGTTCAACGATTCGGACGTGAAAGAATATTACGATTTGTTGCGCAAGCGAACGTTGGAAATCTTGAACGGGATTGTGGCGGGGGTTGACGACCCGGCGGGTGCGGAAATCGTGGACAAATTGACGACGGCGTTAATTACCTATTCCAACCCGAAATTGTTTACCGGTTCCGATGGCGTGGAAATACAATTTGAACGCCAATTTGAAAACCTTTGTTTGGTGTTGTCGGAACAATTGCACGTTGAACCCAAGAAATATTCCGTTTTGGAATTTTACAACGCGTTCGATTTTGTCAAGGAAAGGGCGAAACAGGCGGAAAAGGCACAGAAACGGGCCAAATTTAAGCGATAACGACCCCGGACGTGTAATTTATCATTTGAGAAACAAAACGCCGTTAAAACGGATTTTTAACGAAAATAACTATTATGGACAATCCGAACCCAATTTATTACCGCGATTTGATTACGCCGGACGATTCGATAACCAATTTGATGGACCAATTGGACGAATTGATTACCAAGTACGACGGGGCAAAACAAAAAATACAGGGCGCGGCCGCCGAAATTGCCAAGGGTATGCAAAACGTATCCGGCGCAAGCGAAGAACAACGCAAGACCATCCAATTGGCAACCGAACAATCCGAAAAGTTGGTTGCCGAATATCGTGACGTTACGACCGCCCAATGGAA